CTCTCAGCGACCGCAGATGCGTCCTTCTGGCGCTTCTCGACGTACAGCACGAGCTTGCCGAGGATGGTCTTGTCGAAGCCGTTGCCCTTGGCCTCTGCATAGATTTCGCGGATGTCGTCGTTGATCGCCTTGGCCTCCTCACGCATGCGGAGGATGCGCTCGACAAAGGCCTTGATCTGGTCCTGCGCTACGCTTTCGCTGTTGCTCGGGTAGGTCATGCCACGCGCTCCGCTTTGGGGGCGGGGGCTGTAACGGCTTCGAGAGACAGACCCGTGTGCGCCGCAATTGCCTTTGCCAGTTGCATGGAAGGCGTGCGCCGCCCGACCTCGATGGAGTTGATGGTCCAGCGTGTGACGCGAAGCGCGTCGGCTAAGTCTGCCTGCGACTTGCCGTTTGCCTCGCGCCAATCGGTGATGGGGTGCTTTTCGTCGTTAGCCATGCCCTAGAGTTAGCGTGTAGCAAACCTTTCGTCAAGCGGGGTGTTGGCGTGTCGTACAACTACTTACGTTTGCGGGGTTGCTACGATGCAAACATGGTAACGCGCATCCGCACATCGGCCCCGGTTCGGCACTTTCTCAAGCAGTGGCGTCAGAAGAAGGGGAAAACGCAGCAACAGCTTGCCGACCTTCTCGACACCGACAAGGGCCAGGTATCAAACTGGGAGAACGGCAAAGCGCACCATGACGCTTGAGGTTCAAGCCGGGCTGGCGCACGCGCTAGGCATTGAGCCCGCTGATTTGTTCCGCGACCCTGAACAGCCGTCCGTCGATGAGCTGCTTCGCAAGGCCACCCCCGAGCAGCGCCGGGCCGCATTCGTGGTCGTTCAAGCGCTTTTGCGCGACGGCACGAACGGCTAATTTGCTCTTTACGTTCCCCGCCAGTTTGATAAGTCACGCCTGAGAGGTTTGCCGTATGCAAACTTTTTTGCGTCACCCCCTTGCCAATAGGTTTGCTACGCGCTAACTTTCAATCATCAACACGGCGAGAGCCAAGGGAGACTGAGATGAACACCGAACAGGCCATCCAAGCGGCGGAAAACACGCGCAACGCCTTTTCGCATGAACGCTACGGCCACAGCGAGTGGACGTCATGCGCCCTTGTTCTTGGATTGATGGGCTACTCGCAAGAGGACGCCGAGCGGGTACTCCGCTCAAAGATTATGCGCTGGTCTGCCGATTTGGATGCTCCTACTGCCCGGTCGTTTTTCAACTGGGTGAAGGAATATGGCACCCGTTCCGCTTTGAACAAATCAGCCGCCTGAATTGCTCAAGCCCTGCCCGTCTCACAGCGGGCAGCACTGGATCAATTCGGAGAGACCGAATGAACACCCCGACCTTCATCATCCGCGACATGGCGAACGGCTACACCGAGACGCACGAATTCGGTGACGTTGCCTATGCCCTCGCTGCGTTCCCCCCGACTGCAAGCGTGTTCCAGATCGAATGGGACGAGACGCTGGGCAACTTCACCAGCACCGACATCACCCGTGACGTGGTGCTCCGCGCCATCAAGGCGGGCGACATGAACGCCGACGACGAGATCACCCTTCGTTTCCACGACTGGCCGGAGACGGTCACGATTGGAGATCAGGACTACTACCGCACTGAGAAAGGGCTGGTGGCAGCATGAGCGGGCGCCTGATTTTCCTGTCATGGATCACGCGTGACATGCTGCGCGCAGAGCCCGAGGCCCGCTTCGTCTTCGGTGACAACGTGCTTCGCGTTGGGCTTGGAGGCCAAGCCGGATCGATGCGCGGCGAGACCAATGCCATCGGTGTTGCGACGAAGCGCACGCCGGGCATGTCGGATGCGGATTTCTTCTCCGACGAAAACGCCGCCGATCTTTCCGTCATCGACGCCGATATTGACAAGGTTGCGGCGGCGCTTACCGAGGGCCGCACGATCTATGTCCCGCGCGACGGGTTGGGAACCGGGCTTTCCGATCTGCCCACCCGCGCGCCGAATCTTCACCAACACATCATCAACCGCTTTCGCGCCCTCGCAGGCGACAATTTCCAATGGGAGAATTCATAGTGGCTCGCAAGAAGGCAACTGCCGAAACCTCCGTCGCTGATGGCGTCGAATTCACCCCCGACGCTCTCGCAATCCGTACCTGCAATAAGGACGGGTCGAGCTATTCCGGCTTCATCTGGCCGCTTACGGTCGGGTCTATCGTTACCGCTCCTGACTGGAACGCCCGTGCAGAATGCGGCGGCGGGCTGCACGGCCTTCTCGATGGTATTGGCGACTGGGAACTGACTGCCCGCGACGATGCGGTCTGGCAAGTCGTCGGTGTCAAGCGCAGCGAATGCGTCGATATTGAAGGTGGGAAGGTCAAATTTCCGCGCTGCCGTGTCGAATACGTCGGCGGCTTCGCTCAAGCCATGCAAATGGTCCAGAAAGCGACTGTCACCAAGATTCTGGAAATGGCGCAGGGGAACACTGCGACCGGCGACAGTGGCCATGCGGCTGCGACCGGCGACAGTGGCCATGCGGCTGCGACCGGCGACAGGGGCCATGCGGCTGCGACCGGCGACAGGGGCCATGCGGCTGCGACCGGCAAATTCGGAATTTCCGCGTCCTTGGGCTGGAAGGGAACCGCACAAGCTGGGGTAGATGGGGCTATCGCCCTTGCCTTCTGGAACGACAAGTTTGAACTGGTGCACGTGTTCGCCTCACGCGTTGGTGAAAATGGCATCGAAGCAGGCAAAACGTACCGGCTGAACGCCGATGGCAAGCCGGTGCTTGCATGACCCGCTTCATCCTCTTCCTCAACACCCCTGCGGGCGAACACGCTGCCGACTTCTGGTGCTCGCTTGGCCTTGGCCTTGTTGCCGTCGCGCTGCTCATCATCAAGGTGGCGATGTGAAACCAGACGAGCCCCGCAAATCCCTCCAGATCGCCGCTCTGATTGCGGCACTGATCGCGGCTAACAACGTACAGACAGGAGCGAAGAAGTGAGCACAGCAGTTGCAGAGCGAATGGAGCCCCAGGTTCCGGCCAGCCAGCCCAGCGAGAGCGCGGCGATCCTCTCGCTGATCGAGCGGATGGCGACCAATCCCGAGATCAGCCCCGAGCGCGTCGAGCGCTTCATCGAACTGCGGCGCCAGATGGCCCGCGACGATGCCCGCGCCCAATTCGACGCATCGATTGCCGAGGCCAAGGCGAAGATTCCGCCCGTGGTCCGCAACCGCAAGGGGCACAACGACAAGGCCTATGCCGACTTCGCCGCCTATGCCCGCGTCGTTGACCCGGTGCTGGCGCAGCATGGCCTTTCCTATCGCTTCCGCACGCAGCAGAGTGACAAGATCAGCGTGACATGCATCCTGTCGCACAAGGCAGGCCACAGCGAGGAAACCACGCTCGCCGGCCCGGCTGATGCATCGGGATCCAAGAACGCCATTCAGGCGATCGGCAGCACCCTGACTTATTTGCAGCGCTATACGCTGGTGCAAGCGCTCGGGCTCGCTGCGGCTGATGACGACGACGGCGCCGCCGCTGGTTCCGGCGAGTTGATCACCGACGAGCAGCGCGAACAGTTGCTGGCCGTGGCTGATGAGGTCGGCGCAGACATCCCCAAATTCTGCGGCTTCTTCAAGGTGCCGAGCATCGCCGCGCTTCCGTCGCAGCACTTCGGCCAGGCCATGAAGATGCTGGAGGCCAAGCGGAAATGATCGAGATCATCAATTGCGAACAGGGGACGCATGAATGGTTTGCCGCACGGGTCGGCATTCCCACAGCCTCGCGCTTCTCCGACATCCTCGCCAAGGGCGAAGGCAAGACGCGCGGGCGCTACCTGCGCGACCTCGCTGCTGAGATCATCCGGGGCACGCCCGAGGAAGAGACCTACACCAACGCCCATATGGAGCGCGGCAAGGCGCAGGAAGACGAAGCGCGCCGGCTCTATGCGTTCATGGCCGATGCTGACCCCGTGCAAGTCGGCTTCATCCGCGATGGCCGTAAGGGCTGTTCCCCTGACAGCCTGATCGGTGACGATGGCGGGCTCGAGATCAAGACCGCGCTCGGTCACATCCAGATCGAGCGGTTGCAGCGCGGTACGCTGCCCAGCGAGCACGTGGCCCAGGTGCAGGGCTCGCTGTGGGTCACGGGCCGGCAATGGTGGGACTTCGTCTCGTACTCCCCCGGACTGCCGCCGCTGATCACCCGCGTTGAACGCGACGAGCCCTACATCGCCACTCTCGCGAAGGCCGTTGATGCCTTCAACGAGGAACTTGACGCGCTCGTCGCATCGGTGCGCGGCTATCGGAGGGCAGCATGAGCCTCAACCACATCCCCGCCGCCGCTGTGCTCGCCGCTGCCGCGCTTGGCCGTGCCGATACGAAGGACGAACTGGAAGCGACGTGGATTTCGTCGGGCTGCGACAACTTCCGCGGTGCGGCGCGCACCTACCTGCTTCGCATCTATCAGCAGGTGTGCTCGCGGATCGATCGGAATGACGTGAACCTGCGGCTGGCAAGGGCAATCTGATGGGCAAGTACGTGCTCCGGCGGAAAGGCGCGGCCCTCTATGCGCCGTCTCAGGATTGGGCGGACCTTCTGGCCGAACTGCCGGAGCATGTCGATCTCAACGTGACGGCGAGCCGCGCCCGCTCGCTGTCGCAGTTGGGCACCTATTGGGGCGCGCTCGACTGGGCAGTGAAGAACGTCGAAGCGATCTCCGACCATTGGCTCGACAAGGACACGCTGAGCGACTTCCTGCAGCTCGAGGTTGGTTTCGTCCGCCACATCGCCGTTCCACAGATCAAGGGCGCGCCGATCTATGTTCGCGTGCCGCTGAGCAAGTCATTTGCCGAGTGCGCGCAAGAGACCTTCAATCGCTATTTCGAGTCGGCCATGACCGCCCTGGCGAAGCGCGCCGGCATGGACGTGCTTAGCCTCTACCTGCAATCGATGCGGGAGCGCGCAGCATGACCGCTCTCCGCTCGCAGAAGTACCTTGCCGGGTCGCGCGGTGCGCCATGTAGCTTGCGGATTGCGGGCGTCTGCCGCGACGAGCGCGAAACGGTCGTGCCGTGCCATCTGAAGGACCGTCATGCAGGGCGTAGCGTCAAGGCCAGCGACCTGTCCATAGCAGACGGCTGCTTACGTTGTCACGATGTGATGGACCGTCGAGCGCCTTTGCCTGGCGGCGATCTGATCTCTGAAGCCGACTGGCTGTTCTATGCCCTCCGAGGGCTTCAGGAGACGCTAGAACGGCGCCGTGAGATTGGGCTGCTGTTCGTCACGGAAGACCCGGAGAAGACCTTCACAGAGCGCGCCGTGAAGCCTCGCAAGCCGAAGGCCGCCCGCGCGCCGATCCTCAATCGCAAGACCCAGTGGGCAAAGCGCCCGATGGGTCGCAAGCCCTCCCACGGGGCAGCATGGAACCAAGGAGTTGCAGATGACTAACACCTACCGCCCAGATCGCAGGGCCGGATTCGAGGACCGCAACGGCAACACCGTTCGCGTCGGTGACGCTGCGATCTATTTCAACGGCGACCCTTGCGTGGTCAAGGACGTGACGCAGGACGGCGATGCAACAGTATGCTGGGCCGCTGGCGCGAAAACTGGCGTCCCCGGTACGCGCGACACGGTGAAGTGGAACAACCTGGCCCGCTTTGTCCGTGCCACCGATCCCCGCACCACCGGCCAAGCCGATCCCCTTCCCGATGCCGATGCAGCGCAGCACGCCTATTGGACGGAGGCCGACTGGAACGACCGCATCGTCCGTCCCGCACCATCAGGCCCGGTGGTCGAGGAGACCGTCAAGCGGATTGTGCCGGGAGTGTATGGTATCGTGGAAGTGGCATTAGTGGCCGAAGCGCGAGATGGCATTCCACGCGAGGAAGATGCCGCCTACATCGCCGCCGCCAACCCCGCAGCTATCCTCTCCCTTATCGAGGAGAACAAGAGGATGCGGGAGGCGCTGGAGCCGTTTGCTGAGGTTGCCGACGCCTTCAGCAACCAAGAGGACGATACGTTTGAGACGTGGCGAGACTGCCACATTCCGGAAGTCAAAGAAGCGAGCAAGTTGCTGCACTTTCGCCGCGCCCGCGCCGCCCTCACCCCCGCCACAGGAGCATGACATGCAGATCAGAACCGGCAAGGACTTGCTGCTCAAACTTGACCAGACCGGCAGCGGCAATTTCCTCACGGTCGCAGGCCTGCGCAGCCGCGTGCTGAGCCTCAATGCAGCTATCGTTGACTTTACTGACGCCGAAAGCACCGAACGCTGGCGCAAGATGTTGGCGGATGGAGAGTTGCGTCGTGCCGCCGTCAGTGGCGCAGGGGTTTTCAAAGACAAGGCCTCGGACGCGAAGCTCCGAGAACTGTTCTTTGCCGGCAGCATCCGCGACTGGCAACTGGTGCTGCCAGATTTCGGAATCGTGCAGGGGCCGTTCCAGATCACGGCGTTGCAGTTCTCCGCCGACAATGCCGGTGAAGTGACGTTCGACATGGCGCTGGAGAGCGGCGGCCCGCTGAAGTTTCTCGATGCAGGAGCATGACATGACAATGCAGGACAGACTGCGCGAGAAGCTGAAGCTAAAGTACGTCGGCAACTGCAAGTGCGGTCAATGCCAACTTGTTGAAGCCGACCTCATCGAGGAAGCCGCCGCCCATATCGACGCCCTAGAGGCAAGGGCGGCGCCGAGGGTGAAGGCGTTGGAGGATGCCATCAAGACAGCTATTGCCCTGCGCTTCGATACCTACAGGGCGGGCAACGGGCGCCAGATCGGCATCGAAGGCGATGATGGCGAGAAGTGCTGGATCATCCCGAACGATGCCATGCATGGGCTCGAATCTGTACTTGAAGCAGCCGAGGACACCCCGCCGCGCGTCAGAAGGCTACTCTGGACGCAACGCATCGATGACCACAAGTCTGGCCCGTACTCCGTTGGGATGACCTACGGTCAGGGACCGAAAGATTTCATGGTCACGTTCGGCAGCACGATCATCGGCTGGCGCGACACCGTAGAAGAAGGCAAGGCGCTGGCTCAATCACACCACGAAGCATACGTCCTCTCAGCCCTGGAGCCATCATGAGCGAGAAGCCGCAGCCGGTGGCGTGGATGATCGAAGACAGACTTGTGGATGGCGGCACCGAGCTGAAGATGCCCGTCCTCACGGAGGAGGGAGATATGCGTCGGTATGCCAAGGACAATCCTCGGCTGACGCTGGCATCCCTCTACTCCGAAGCCTCCCTCTCCCTAGCGCGGAATTTAGGACTGGACGAGGCGGCGACGTGGCACCAGCAGCGGGCCGATGCGCTTGACGCGATCATCACCAAGAGGAAGCGACAGGGCTACTGGGTCTCAGATGAACAGAAAGACCAGCTGCGCTTCCATCGAGAAGCCGCAGCCGCAATCCGAGCGAGGAAAACAGAATGACCTCCACAACGAACGCAGTTCCGAACCCCGGCAGCAACGAGGCGCGAGCACGTGGCTGCACCTGCCCGGTGATCGACAACCACCATGGACGCGGGGTTCCGCTACCCGGAGGGAACAAGTTCTGGATCACTGGCAACTGCCCCGTGCATGATCCTGGAAGCATCACGACCAACACCACCAGCCCCGACTGGGAAGCGCATCGCCGGATGGCGGACCACTTCTCTCGCACGCACTTGGCCAGAGGAAGATAACATGAGCATCAGAGAAGATCGTGAGCGGCAACTGTTGGCGACCGCAGCAACACGAGATACCGTAAGGCCCTGGCACGGGACATTCGGAACTGCGGAGCGCTTGGAAAAGCGCGGGCTGCTCAAGGACGCCGGTGTGTCGGTGATGCCACCATACAAGCTTTACGCAATCACGGAGGCAGGGTTGCGAGCGCTCGGCCATAAACCATGAACCGCAACTCCCGCATCGGCGGTCTATCTATACTCCTCGCTCTGGCGATAGCGCTGGGCTGGGGAGTGTGGGGTGCAGCGCAATGGATTATTGAGAGGAGGTTCTAGATGAAGTCGTTTTCTGTTACTGTCGAGAGCGTTGTCACCGTGACGCTCGATGAGACCAAGTTCACCAAGGAGTTCATGGAAGAATTCAACAGCACGATATTCGCTGCTGACGATTTGCGCGACCACGCCGAGCATCTTGGCTGGCTCTTCGCAACGGGGCGCATCGAGAACGGCGAGTTCGTTGAAGGCTATGGCAGCCTTCTGGATATGGGTATCGAGGCCAAGGTCAACGCCGATGTCACCGACGTTGAGCCCGTCTAGCAGCGCAATGGATTTGGGCAAGCATCGAAAGGATGTTCTAGGATGAGCGACGTTCCGCCTCCACACAGACGCTACCGATTCCAACTCGATCTGCAGGCCGATGACCTGAAATCGCTTGTGGCCGACATGCGCCACTACACTACGCTCTTGCTGCAAGAGCGTATCACAGCCGGAGCGTCTGGCGGCTATTCATCGGGGGCGTCCTACGCCCTGACAATAGACGAGGACATGACCCATGAGAAATGGGAAGCGGACCTCGATGCGTACCTTGCGCAAATAGTGCACGAAGACGCCAAGCCGTGAGAACCCGCCCCGAGCACATCGCAGTCGGTATCGCTATACTCGCAGCGGGGGCCTACCTGCTGTGGAACCTGATTGAAAGGATGATGGGATGAAGAGACTTTTCGGGCTTTCGCTTTTCACTCGGGCCAGCGACAGAAGTCTGGTCCTTGCATCGTATCATCCGCGCAGCAGCAGCACCTGGCATTGGTCGGTTTCCATCGCGCCACGCAATGGCAACGCCGGGACCTGGCAGGACATCAGCACGGCGCCACGGGATGGGACCGACATCATCCTAGGATCATTGCCGCAAACATTTCGTGGCGAGCCCGTAGAACCGCGAGTGACCATTGGGCACTGGATGACGGACGAAGAGTGCAAAATCTATGCGGGCGATTGTGGCGGCGAGTGCCGTTGCCCGGAATACCACTACGAGGACCCGACATGGACTTCATGGGACGGCGGGTTCACAGAAGAAAACCCACCCACCCACTGGCAACCCCTCCCCTCTCCCCCGGAGGGAAGATGACGAGCGACAGGCCGTTTTCATCTGAGGAACTGGCGGAACGTTGGAGCGTGTCTGCCCAGCACATCCGCGACCTGATCAACCAGGGCCATCTGAAGCATTTTCGAGTGGGGCGGCTTATCCGAATCCCCGCCGCTGTCGTGAGGGAGTACGAGGATTGCGGACCAAGCTCTACCGAGGCCGGTACTACGCCGTCTGGATCGACCCCATCAGCAAAGAGACGCGCCGATCCGCCCTACATACCGCCGACCGTGAAGAGGCAGACCGCCGCCTAATCGACTTCAAGCGCAAGCAGGAGGCCCCAGCGGGCTCACTGGTCGGACAGTACGTGCAAGCCTATCTCGACTACAAGCGCACGCGGATTGCCGACCCTGTGCGGCTGGAAGGGGCGTGGAAGAATGCCGCGCCGACGTTCGGCCATCTTCGCCCTGACCACATCACGCCAGAGCTTTGCGAACGCTATGCGATGGCAAGGCGCATGGCCGGGCGCAGCAACGGCACGATCCTCAAGGAGATCAATGTCATCCGGCAGGCGCTGAATTGGTGCAAGGTGAAGGACGCCCGGTTTGAGGCCCCGAGCCAGCCGCCACCGCGTGATCGCCATTTGACCAAGGAAGAGGCCAAGAGGCTGTTCGATGCGTGCAAGCAGCCCCACATCAAACTTTACGTTCGGCTGGCTCTAGCGACCGCCGCAAGGCGCGGGGCGCTGCTTTCGCTGACCTGGGACCGCGTGGACATGCAGCGCAGGCAGATCGACCTACGGGAAGCCAGCGACGTTGGGCGAAAGAAGCGCGCCGTCGTGCCGATCAACGAGCAGCTATTTGCCGACCTCAAGGATGCCTATGAGGCGCGGCAGACCGACTACGTGATTGAGTACGCCGGGGCACAGGTGGGGAATATCAAGAAGGGCTTCATGGCCGCTGTTGCGCGAGCCGGGCTGGACGATGTGACGCCGCATGACCTGCGGCACACCGCCGCCGTGTGGATGGCTGAGGGCGGACGGCCAATGGCCGAAATCTCGCAATTCCTCGGACACTCGTCCACGCGAGTCACCGAGCAGGTCTACGCCCGGTTCTCGCCAGATTATTTAAGGGGGGCTGCCGATACGCTTGTGTTCTGACCACTTGCGCAAAGGAGCACAGTCTATAGGATGGTGGGTGCGACAGGGATTGAACCTGTGACCCCCGCCGTGTGAAGGCCAGCGCCCCATGCAAAAGTGTCTGTTTTTCAGTGTCAAGCGAAAAGGCCGATGCCAAAGTGTGCGGGTTTCGTTCGCTGTATATCCTAGTCGCAAAGCTCAAATGAACCAAGGAGACGCGCCATGAGCGAATGGCGAGATATCTCGGAAGCTAAGAAGGACGGGACGACCATTTGGGCCGTGTTTCGTCACGACATCTATCCGGCAGTGGAGCCCAAGCGTGACGACTTGGAACGCTGGAACGGTCGACAAGTTCCGCTGCGCCACAACGGGGTCGGGGAGGATGGGTTTGACATCGGATGGAATATTGCCGCCCCCGTTGGGTTTGGCGGCTTCCCTGATGCATGGATTGCGGGATGGATGCCACTCCCCGATCCCCCGACCCCCACCGCGATACTGAACCAAGGAGAGACGGGATGAGCGAGGACGACCCAGTTATTGCTGCGTGGGAAGAGCGTAAGCGGAAGCGCCTCGGCGCAGAGGCTATGCCCGACCCTAGCGAGGAAGACATTGCTTATGGAGCACACGTCTTGTCGGAGTGGCTGGACGATGCTGCTCCACTGAACGAGCGCCGCTACCGTGAACCGGCGAAAGCACTGCTGAAATATGCCGCGTTCATGCTCGCTGAGAAGCTGATGGGAGACACCTCCCAACCTCCCCCTCCCCCGCTATTGAACCAAGGAGATGAGACGTGAGCGACACACCCATGAGCATGGTAGAGGTCGTGGCGAGGGCGATCTACAATAAGCGTAACGGTGCTGGAGCCGTTCCATGGTCGCGTCGAGAGGCCAGCCACAAAGAGCCGTACAGGTCTGACGCCCGCGCTGCTATCGAAGCAATGAAGGTGCCGAGCGCGGAGATGGTGGAGGCTGGCCAAAATCTATGCGAACGCCAAACGTATTCCCCTCCAGACATGGCGTTTATCTTCAGACATATGATCGACGCAGCTCTAGCTGAGAAGGAGTAGAGGATGGACCAGAACCTAGAGACGGCGATTGATGAAGTGGGCCGCGACAAGGTGTTTGCTCGCGCCAGGACTTATGGCTACGGCCCGAACAGCCTTGTCGAGAAGTGGGTCTGGTGGGGGATCGTTCGCGAATTGAAGGAAGGCAAGCCCGCACAAATTGCGGCGCCCGAACGACTTGACGAAAGCATCTTTGGCTTCCGACTGGTCTAGCCTTGCCTCCCGACTCACGTTCTAGTAAGGAATGAGGGCTGGCGGCGGCGTGGAAAGCAGACACGCATTCGATGAACTGAGCGGTGGCAGAGACGTTAGACGACTGACCTTGGGTATAGGACCCGCCTTGGATCAGACGCCGGAGTAGCGCCCGGCCCGCCAGCTACACCCTACACACCTCCACCGAACCCATGCGCGCCATTCATTTCGTAGGCTTTCGAGGCGAAGAATACTGGTCAGCCGTGAAGGTGTGGGGTATCCCCGACTTCTATCATCGCGGATGGGACAAGCGCGCCCGACGCGAGATCATGGACGGCGACACTGTGCTCTTTGCGCGCGGGCCGCACGACCAACAAACACTAGAACGCAACCTGCCTGATTTGTCCAAGGAATACCTAGACGATCAGGACTAAAGCCTACACACCTCCACCGTCGCAACGCCTGCTGCGATCATGCCAATACGGGAGGCAGCGGCCCTGCTCAAATCTAGGTCGCGCCCGGTAGACTTCGCTGGTCCGCGATCATTGATACGCACCACGACGCTCTTGCCCTGATAGGTGACGCGCAGACGGGTGCCGAAGGGCAGCGTCCGGCTCGCTGCCGTGAGGCTCGTGCCGTCGAAATGCTCCCCGTTGGCGGTCCGGTTCCCGCTCTCCGCTCCATACCAAGATGCCCGCATCTGACTGCACTCGCCAGCGAACGCATGCAGCGGCATCATCCACGAAATCGCGAAGGCGATGATGATGGCGCCGGCCAGTAGCGCGAGGAACGCCCGCAGGTTCATCGGAGCGCCTCGAGCTTGGCCGCGTTCCATGCGCCTAGCCAGTCCGGCCGCGCCGTGAAGCCGTTGGTGACGATGGCGAGGTAGGCCAGCGCAATCAGCAGCGCGCCCAACCACACCAGCCCGCGATGCCCGGCCCATCGCCAGCCGTGGCGGCTCATGGATTGCCACCGGATTTGGCCCGCTTGAGCAGGACGCGGCCAATGGCGCGGAAGAAATCGATGAGGAAGCCGGAAACCGAGATCCCGAGCAGCCCTGCGAGGAAGCCGCCAACCGGCAGCGCCTGCGGTTCGGTAATGGCGACCGCCCCGAGCATCTGCACCGCATGCACCAGCGTCACGATGACCGGCGACAGGATCGGCCCGAAGATGCTCGCCGCAATCGCGCCGGAGGCCACCGAGATCAGCCCGTCGCTTAGTTTGGGCCGCAGTACAATCCAGCGATAAAGCCCGCCAGCGGCGCCCGCCGCAGCCAGCATCACGGTCGACGCATCGACCCCTTTGAATGGTTCAAATGTCATTGGAGCCCCAAGCCCGCGTGTTGAAATCGACGCTGATGAAAAGGCCGGGGGCTTTGCTCCCGGTCGGACTCGCTATTTCGCTGGCGGCTTCCAGTCGCAGAGCCGGGCGCCAGCCTCGTCGAGTGCCACGATCTGTTCCGCCGTGCGCCGGCTCAGCTGGTCCGTCTTGTCGAGGATGATTGGGCCGACTGAGCACGGCAGATGCTGGCCGAGCGTCGTGTCGATCGTGGGCATCCGTGCGCAGCCGGACAGCAGGAGGCCCAGCACCAGGCCGGCCAGCCCCCAGACGATCAGCCTTTCCATTTGTTCACGGCCGCGGCGAGCGCCGGATCGGATGCCGTTGCA